GTCCATTGTTGATGTGTTTAGATTCTCTTGGTATGTTATCTACTACTAAAGAAGTAACAGATATTTCAGATGGTAAAGAAACCAAAGACATGACAAGAGCACAATTAGTCAAAGGTGCTTTTAGAGTCTTGACATTGAAACTAGGCAAAGCAGGAATTCCTTTACTAGTTACCAATCACACATATGACCAGATGGGTACAATGTTTCCACAAAAAGTTATGGGTGGAGGTAGTGGTTTACAATATGCCGCTTCAACTATTATATTCCTTTCCAAGAGAAAAGAAAAAGAGGGAACTGATGTTGTAGGAAACGTAATACATTGTAAAAATTTCAAATCTAGATTGACTAAGGAGAACAAAAAAGTTGATGTTCTCTTACGATATGATCAAGGTTTGAATAGATATTACGGGCTTATTGAGTTAGCAGAAGACGCAGGAATCTTCTCCAAAGTATCTACAAGATATGAGATGCCCGATGGGTCTAAAGTCTTTGGAAAAGCAATTCTAAAGGAGCCTGAAAAGTATTTTACACCAGAAATTCTTGATAAGTTAAATGTTCACGCTAAGAAAGTTTTTCTTTATGGTGGATTTGATGAAGAAAGTGAGGTAGCAGATGCCACAGAAGAATAAAAAAGAATTTTTTAGAGAAGGTAATAAATCAGATACGGATTTAAGGACTACATTAAATGATCCATACTTTGAAACAGGAGAAGATCCCTACAAAGAATGTTCAAATCCAAATGATCCGGATGATAAATCATTATGTATAGTAATTCAAGATGCATCACCTTTTGATGGCGCAGTAATTAAATATACATCATTTAAATTAGTAGAACAAGATTTGACGGGTGAGGATATAGCTTGTCAATATGAATATGATATTGAAGTACCACCACATGATCTGGGATATGAACTTACCGAAAACGATGGTAAGGAATTTGAAAAACATTTGGGAGAATGGATAATAGAAATAATACAGAAACAAATGGACAAACATGCAGCAGCGGATAGAGACAATAATACTAAAGAATCTATTACATAATGAAGAATATTCTAGAAAAGTATTACCATTTTTAAATAAAGATTATTTTTTAGAACATACAGATAAATTATTATACCAGCAAGTAGATCTATTCATCAACAAGTATAATAATTTGCCCACTAAAGAGGCGTTAGTTATTGAGTTAGATAATACTCCATTGAAGGATGAGGAATTTGAAAACGTAACAGAACTATTAACCCATTTAGAGGGACAAAAAGATGAGAAATCTGATATTCAATGGTTATTGGAAACAACAGAAAAATTCTGTCAAGACAAAGCAATATACAATGCCGTTGTCAGTTCAATTAAAATATTGGATGAACCCGAAAAATCTGAGTCTGACAAAGGTGCTATTCCTGAGTTGCTTACCGATGCTCTTTCTGTTAGTTTTGATCCTCATGTCGGTCATGATTACCTTTTGGATTCTGATGATCGGTATGCATTCTATCATAGAGTGGAAAAGAAAATTCCCTTTGATCTCGACTTCTTCAATAAAATAACACAAGGTGGTCTATCTTCTAAAACTTTAAATATTTGTCTTGCAGGAACAGGTGTTGGTAAATCTTTGTTTATGTGTCATGTTAGTTCTGGTGCCTTATCACAAGGACATAATGTTTTGTACATTACATTAGAAATGTCTGAAGAACGAATTGCAGAAAGAATAGATGCAAATTTGTTGAATATTAAATTAGACGATTTAGTAAGTTTACCTAAACAGATGTACGAAAAGAAAATAGAAGACCTCAAGAGTACAGTTAAGGGTAGGTTGATTATCAAAGAATATCCTACAGCCGCAGCTAGTACAAACCATTTCAGATCGTTATTGAATGAACTAAATCTCAAGAGAAATTTCAAACCAGATATGATTCTTGTTGATTATATTAATATATGTTCTTCTTCAAGAATTAGACCAGGACAATATGTAAACTCTTATAGCTATATTAAATCTATAGCTGAAGAACTTAGAGGCTTGGCAGTAGAATTTGATGTGCCTATTTTGTCGGCCACCCAAACGAATAGGGCAGGGTTTCAAAATACAGATGTTGGTCTTGAAGATACTAGTGAGAGTTTTGGACTCCCCGCAACTGCAGATTTTATGTTTGCTCTTATTAGTAATGAAAACTTAGAAGAAGCAGGACAAATATTAATCAAACAGTTAAAAAATCGATATAGTGATATTACCTCAAATAAGAAATTTTTAGTAGGAGTTGATAGAGCTAAAATGAGACTTTCCGATTTGGGAGAATTATCACAATCTGGACTAGTTGATACTGGTAAAGAAGAAAAACAGGATACTCCATCATTTGACATTGCCACCGGTGGAAAAATGAAAAACAAAAAAGATTTTGGGGAGTTTAAGTTTGAGTGAAGAATTTGGAAGAATAAGAGGTGGTAATTGGGATTGGATGTTGCAGCGCCCCACGATAAATGTAGGAATACATAGAGGTCATAACTCCGCTGTTGCTCTCTTAAAAAATGGAGATATTATATTTCATATAGAAAATGAAAGATTATCTAGAATAAAATATGATAATTTTCCTTTTAATGCACTTTTTAAAATAAAAGATTTTACTGATTATATAGATGATTTTTGTGTCGCCGGATTGTGTGAATTGGTCCTAAATGTTGAGCCTTTTGCTGCCGGGCAGGATATTTATTCAATCTTTATTTCACAATTAAATAACTCCTTTAATGAGCGTGGTTTTTCCGTAAGTGATTTGGGGAGATATCATCATCAAATGCATGCATCTTGTGCATTTTATAATTCAGGTTTTGAAGAAGCAATATGTATTGTTAAAGATGGGGCGGGATCAGGACATAGTTTTAATAATGGTAACTTTTCCGGTAGAGAAATTTCCTCTGTTTTTTCTTGTAAATATCCAGCTGAATTTGAAGTAATTGAAAAGCATGTGGGGTATCCAATTTCTCCATTTCCAAATAAAAATAATGAACCAAATTTAACAACTCAAGATTTAAAGATGTATTCTACAGAAAAAATTAAAATTGAGGATACTCTAAGTCCAGCGGCAGTTTTTGAATTTACATCGGTGGCCTTTGGCTTTCATTCATTAGATGCTGGAAAAGTTATGGGTATGGCCACGTATGGAAAAGAAGATTTATCCTTACCTCCCATTTATAAAGATGGTAAACTAAATAAGGAAATATTTATCCTTGAACCAGGAGAAATTGCTAAGTTGCCAGAAAGATTGTCATTTCAAGAAAAAGCAAATCTTGCTTTTACCTTACAAAAAGTCAGTCAAGAAAATGTGAAAAAATATATACATGATATTATTGATAAAACTAAATGTAAAAATATTTGTTTGTCAGGGGGATTCTTTCTTAATTGTGTAGCAAATTATGAATATCTTGATGGTTTACCTGAAGATGTAAATTTATATATAGATCCAATTTCTTCAGATGCGGGAACTTCTATTGGAGCAGCAAAATTTATTTGGCATTCAAATCATGGAGATACAACCATAAGAAAACAGAATACAATATATTATGGTCCTGAACCTGATTATAATAATGTAAAAGATAAATTAAATAAAAATGAATCTATAAGTAAAGTTAATTATGAGGATATTATATCTTTAATACTGAAGAAAAATCCAGTTGCCCTTTATCAAGGTAGATCTGAAGCTGGGGCGAGAGCATTGGGGAATAGAAGTATTATTTATGATCCGAGAGATAAAGATGGAAAAGATGTTGTAAATAGAATTAAAAAAAGAGAATGGTTCAGACCTTTTGCCGGAACAGTATTACATGAAAGAGCAAATGAGTGGTTTGATATGAGAGGACTAGAAGAATCTCCTTATATGTTATATGCATTGAACGTTAGAAAGGAAAAAATAAATGAAATTCCTGCCATAACTCATGTTGATGATACTTGTAGGGTACAAACATTGAAACAAAGTCACAATTTACATTTTTATAATTTAATAAAACTTTTTTATGAGCAGACGGGAGTGCCAATATTATTTAATACTTCTTTTAATTTAGCAGGCGATCCTATAGTAGAAACCTTAGATGATGCCTTATATGCATTAAGAAATTCAAATTTAGATTATTTGTATTTACCAGAGATAAAAAGTATGATACATGCATCAAAGGAGTTTAAGTTTGGAGAATGAAAACGTAATCAATTTAGAAGAATATAAAAAACAAAGAAAAGAAGATAGGGAAGCATATTATAAAACCCTATCTGTTCCCACCCTCAAAGCATTTCACCCCGATTGCTACTACATCAACCCTGAAAAGGGAACGATGATTCATGTCCTATTCATTACAGACAAAAGCGACATTTTCGACAGAGAAATGATCTATGTTATGGAAGATCCATCTGGAATAGTTTATTGTGCTCTAGTAGATGAAGATACCTGTGAAGGATGGCATGAACTTGCTGATGATGTTTTCGCACACGAAGTTCTAAAAAAGAGATATGAAGATGAATTACCACCATTTCCAGATCCAGAGCCTACCGATGAAACGTAACTGTTAGTTATTATAAATATATCAGTAAACTCTATTCCAATTAGGAGAAATTGATGAAAGCATTTAAGAGTTATATTAGCGAAGCAAGTATATTTGACTCAAAATATCCACGTTCTAGTGAATTTACACTAAATGTAAACAAGCCAAATGCCGTTCATACAGCATTAGGAACTCTCAATTATGCTCCTGGAACAACATTTAAAAAATCTGATGATCCCCCAACTTCAAATAAACACATTGTTGGAGCTCAAAAGAAAAGTAATGTGGCTGTTACATTAGAAGATGATAAGGGCACAATTATACAAGTTTGGGGTACTAAATCTGCATTCAGAGGCGCATTTAATGTAGGAAATTCCAAAGGTGGCGGTAAAATGTATGCCGCGGATTGGGAAGAGGTTATTACAATTGCCCATAATAAATCACTTGCACCACAAACTACTATTGATCAAGCCGCAACAGCTGGAGAAATTAAATTACCTGTCAAACAGAAAATTGTAGCTAAAGTAAATGTGGGCTTGGGGAAAGATATTTTAGACTCATTAGATAAAAAGATACCCAATAAAACAATGATACATTATGGTAGAAAAACAGGATCGCCATCAACTCTCTGGTCAAATGTTTTTAAAGATGTGGATATAAAAATGAATCCTAAGAGTATGACTCCTAAAACGGATATGAAAGCTGGTGATTGGAATATTTCATTGAAACAATCTGGCGGTTCTCAATTAATGAGTGGATATAAAGGTGATACAATTGGTGTTATAACTGCAGCATATAATAAAGCTATGTCAGAACGAAGTGGAGATTTATTGGCCGGATTAGAAACTTCTATGGGGCCTATGTTAACAGATTTAAAAACTACTTTTGCAAAGTCACAAGATGTTGCTGGAGGGGCTTTAGATGTTAGAAAGAAAGTAGCAGCAAGCGGAGAGCAGCAGAAAAATCTTCTAAATGATGTGGAAACGGCAGTATGGGACACAATTCAAAAAGGTACAAGAATACAGGAACATATTCGAACAATAATGGAAAATCATGAGTTGGTAAAAAAATATGCTGTAGAAGAAGCTATGACAGGAAATATGAAATTTTCTGATTCTGAACCTAAATCAAATTATTTAATGGTATTTTCTCCTTCTGGCAAAAGTCATATTAATAAAATTGATGACAAAATAGTTAAAGAATATTCTTCTAAAGTAACTTGGTCGGTTGGAATTAAATCAGCAAGTGGTAAAGGCGCACTTTCATTACGAGCTATTGTTAAAGATGAATATGAACCTACATCAACAATGAAACAACTTATTTCAGAAGCATGGGATGAAATAGGAGAAGATAGAATATATTTATCCGAAGGATGGTGGGATAAGATAAAAGATAAAGCATCTGATGCCGTTGATTGGGTAAAAGAAAAAGCACTAAAAGTACTAGAAATTCTTTGGAATAAAGTTGTTAGTAAAATCATTGCACTGCTAGCGAAGGGTTTCGTGTGGATTAAGAAAATCTTTGGATGGCAACCACAAGTAACATCCATATCTAACCCGTATTTTGTCTAATGTTTGCATTCGGATCATTCCTAACTGAACAGAAGAATCTTCACATGGAACACCTTGAAGATGAGGTGTTAAATGGTGGAGTAGAAGGAACAAGAGGCGCAATAAACTTCCTTCAAGGTCTAAGAGATATGCTAGCCGGACACGCAGATGCTTCCGTTAACGTAACCGTAAAGTGGGACGGAGCACCAGCAGTGTTCGCTGGCTATAATCCAGAGAATGATCAGTTTTTTGTTGGAACTAAGGGAGTATTCGCCAAGAACGCAAAGATAAATTATAATGAAGCGGATATAACTACAAATCATTCTGGAGGGTTAGCATCAAAACTTAAAGTTGCATTCAACGAGTTATCCAAAGTAAACATAAAAGGTGTTTTACAGGGTGACATGATGTATACAGCAGATGATTTACAGAGAGAAACGATTGATGGTGAACCATACATTACGTTTCAACCTAATACAATCGTTTATGCAATACCTGTAAAGTCTAAATTGGCGGCGAAAATCTTGTCCTCTAATATGGGAATCGTATGGCATACCACTTATAGTGGCGATACGATGGAGGACATGACCGCCTCTTTTGGTGTAAGTTCAGGAGCATTTAGTGAAACTAGTTCAGTATGGCAAGCAGATGCATCATTTGAAGATCAATCTGGAAGTGCTACCATGACAAAGAAACAAACGGGAGATGTTACAGCAATATTAAAAAAAGCAGGAAGCTTATTCCAGAAATTAGATTCTAATGTTTTAGGAATGATTGCAAATGATTCTCAAACAAGTGAATTAGTAAAGGCATATACTAATAAGATGGTGAGAGCCGGA